GGGCTTATTAAAACCCTGAAAAGCGAAGTTCCTAGAACCGTGGTGTCTGAATCTCAGATACTTAGTATTTAAGAAATACATGTGACCAGCAGGACAATTATCGTCCACAACAATGTCAGCATTTCTGTACTTAAGACTCTGAAAACCAGCATCAGCTAGTGTATCACTTGAAGCACCAAATCTCTTCTGTGCAGACAGAGATTCTTCATATGCATCAAAGATTACACGAGTAGTGACGATGAGATTTGGAGTATCGTTATCAATACTACATTTCCCATACATTTCTCTTAGCTCTCTTCCAATGGTGTTAGTACCTGCACTACCTGCGACAGTTCCAAAAGTATCACTACCAAAAGCAGCTTCATTTGCTTGCCACCAGGAATAGTCACTCCTGTTAATTCCACCAATTGTTCCTGAACTATCAATAATTGCCTGTAATCCTAAGAAACCACTTGTAGAAGCCCCTGCGGATGATACCGTGCTACCATTATTATCGGAGTACAACTGTTTTCCAAATAGGTCTTTTAATGATTTCTCTGCATTTTTTACTTTTGCAGAAATTAAATCAATAACCCTTTCAGAACCACTATTCAACGCCTCTTCACGACCACTATATGTGATAGAAGCATGACACTGAACCCAGTCATATGAAGCATCAGTAAACAGCTCTTGTGGAGTTGTATCTAATACATCATATCCATTATAGAAACCCTTTGAGCCTGTTGTGGAGTACTCAATTGGCTGCAGCACTTTATTACCGCTTGCTATTGGTTCAGAATTCTGTAACATTTTAAAAGTTAAAATGTTTGAATTGAATATGTTGTCTACGAGAACAGGTATGAAACGGTCTCTAGTCACAGCTGTTAAGCTGTCATAGTTTAATGCCATTTTATTATCCTTTTATTCACCTGTTAAGGTGTATTATTCTATTATTCGTAGAAATTGTAGTTTTTAAGTGATTCAACCCTGGCATCCTTGTAAGTATTAGACTTTGCAATTGGCTCAGTATGTTGGCCTTTTACTCGTCCTTTTGTTTCAGGAATGCTCTTAGCGGCTTTCGCACTTATTGCTCTGTTTGTGGCTACTTTAAAAGCACTATTCTCAGCAGCTTGATGATGAGCTAAAACAAATGCATCCTCTAAACCATCGTAACCCGTGAAGCCTTTATTAATTGCTGTTTCAATAACAGTATTTAATAAATTAGGGTCTTCCAGTTCAGGATGAGATTGTTTGAGTTTTCCCAGGTCGACATTTACTTGCTGGTCGGCTTCAACCTGCAATGCATGTTCTTCTTTTTCCCGTTCAAACTCGTTTAGCCTCTCTTCTAACTCCTCAACCCTTGAAAGGTCTTTGGTGTCCTGGCTTGTGTTTTCTTGCGCCTTATCCACTTCATGAGTATTAAATATTGGATGGTCATCATCTAATACATCCCGTAAAACATCCATAGCATCATCATTACTTCTTAGCTCAGACCACACTTGTCGCTCTGCATCAAATGCTTTACGTTCAGCGCTTATTGTCTGTGCTTTTTCTGTATTCGATTTTTGCCACTCTGCTTTATTTTGGAATGCATCTAATGCATTTTGAATAGTTTCCATATCGTATGTTTCACCATTCACTTCCAAGTCATAAATCTCTTGAGAGTCTTCGGATTCTTCAGTTACAGAACTTTCTGATTGGTCAATCTCTTGACTTTCCTGCTCTTGGGCCTGTTGCTCGCCTAAATCTTGTGCAGTCTCTGCAGGTGAATTCTCTACAATAGAATCTAGTTCACCCTGTGACAATGTTACCCCACTATACGAGGTCTGTATTTCTTCTGACATTTAGTCTCCTGCTTTGATATAATTTTGATGGATTGTCCATAGCATCCAACCTGTTTGGACTATTATGCTAAATTCTTTTTCAAAGATTTTTTATAAGCCTTTTTCTTTTTATTCTTTTTGCTGTTCGGAAATCCTTTTTTCATTTCAGCATAGGCTGTATCGCTTATAGTAGAATTCTTCTTAGAGTTGCTAGTTCCTTTCTTCTTTTTTTGATTTATGTTATACCATAATCCTTTCTTAGCCACACTTACATCTCCACTTCTTTAATGATAAATTGATTCTACTATTAGGGTCATTGGCTGTTTTAGCACCAGTTAATCTTTTTTTCATGCCGCACATCCTGGCACAAAAGCTGGATCGCCTAGACTTTGCCTTACCTTTCGGGTTTTTCTTTGTTACTGGTGCTTTAAGGTTACCCCCAGTTTTTTTATTATAACTGGCTCTTCCTTTAGCATTTAGACCACCGCTTTTAGATTGACCTTCTTTTTTTGTCCAGGCATCACTCACCTTTTTTTAGCCTTTTCTTTTTTGCCTTCTTTTGGTTTTCTAAGGCCTTCTTGTAAGCCTTGCTCATTTTAGAATACTTGTTTCCAACCTTATACGGGTTTGTACTTTCTTTCTTTTTTGTTTTTGCTTTCCTATTTAGAATTTTAGTCGTAGTCCGCTTGGTGTATTTACCTTTTTTACGATTCGGGTCAATAACAGTACTTTCATCGGTAGTCCGAGTAATTAAATTTTTCTTTGTAAAGGGTATCTTAATTTTTCTTTTCTTTGTAACCTTATGAGTTGGTGAAGGCTCATCTGCCAAACCAATTCTCATAGTGCCTTTATCTAAAGTCATTCTACCAGGTAAAGCCTCTTTGAGTTTTCCTTTATATAAAACATTCCTAGTGTAAGGAACCTTTCTATAGTCTTTAGACTTTTTTGGATGTGCTTTATTTCCGTGCTTTTTATTTTTTTTCATTATTATTTAGATGGGGATGTGGAAAGAGTTCCTGCTTTCATTCTCTCTAAACGATTAGCAACACCAGTTGCACCTTTTCCCTTTACCCTCTTTTTCTTTTTTAACATTGACGGTTTTAGCTTTTTGACTTTTAATGTATCACTTTTCATTACACTCTTAACTAGCATCTTTGGTTTTATTGAATCGGGTTTTTTCAATAATGTCTTTTTTAAGGACTTTTTATAATTGTTCATTCTTTATTCCCTTGCATCTGTTGTGCCATTTGTGGGTTCTGTTGTAGTTGTTGGAATATTTCGTCTTCCGACATTCCTTCAAAATCTTGAGGACTTCCTTGTTGAGCTTCTTTTGCTTCTCTCATTTTTGCTATTAATCTTTCTACCCCAGGAAGCTGCATATGCTCTAGAATATATTCAGGGTCTTGAATTAAACCCATTTGTACCAAGGATAACATTTTTTCCTCAATGTATGCTCTATTGTCAGGTAACATAGAACCAACCCTTGCACGGACCATCATATCTGTATCTTGAAATTCAGTACCGATATAATCCACCTGTGCGGCATTAAAATCTTTGTCTTTTAATTCGAGTGTATGCATTTCCGTACCCATGTTCTTAATCATCGCTATCCACATCTGACCTAGTATCTGCATTGCAGAATCTAGCTGCCTAGCTTTAAAATCAATTTTACTTGTAGCTGCAGAACGATAGACTTGTGCCTGGACTCCACTTGTAACATTAGGTTCTTGTTTACCCATGGTCGCTTTATTTACGCCTGACACTGTTTCAAACATATCCATTAATAAACTATAAAAATTGAACACATAACCAGGCATACTACTAGGTTGAGCCATGTTTACTGAACCTGGTCCTCTCTTTCTTATGACTGAGCCAGGTTTGTTGTTGATTTGGTCAGAAACATCTGCGGTTTCATCAACTATCCACATGGGATTTGCCATTAGATGGATGTTATCCATTACCTGACTAGCGATACGATCCAATGAAAGGTTTAGACTTTTTAGTCGTTTTGGTTCGGGTTTCCCCCAAAAGCTATGAGCGCTTCCACCATTTTTCATAACAACAAATGGGAAAGGGTATGAACACCTGTTCATTTTGTCCAAGAATTGGAATCTACTAGGCCCATCGTAAAGTATGACGTTGTCAGCCATGCAGACCTTTCGTATGCCGCCTGGGTATTTCAGTTTGCCAACCTTATCGGATTCATTTGTGTACTCTTTCGAGCCATCCCTCATCCATACCTCTATTAGCAGCGCACGGTCTTCCAAGTTTTCCATGGCTTCAGATTCGCCTTCAAAGTAATTAGTCTCTTGCCCCTGAGTGTCGGTTACTTGGACTAGGTCTTTATTCCCTTGCTTAACATCTGTTATTTTAAGCGCTTCATATTGGTCTAATCTCCCCATTGACTCTACAAGCTTGCCTTTTTCGGGGAACAATTCTTTTATTTCGTATAGTGGTCTAGGAGCCATGTGAATTACATATTGTGCATTTTCCATTTTAGTTGCACTTGGATTCACATAGAATGAAAACGGGTCTACAATATCACAATCAGGCAAATCATCAAATTCGCTCCAACCTAATTTCACAATACCAGTTCCATATACTAAATAATCAGTAAGCCATTCAGGTACAAGCGTTGCCATATCCCTCATGTACCATAAATCATCTAATTGGCCCTGTAACACATTTGCAGTAAATCGAGACTCATCATCTGAACCTACTGGAATAACATCAATCTTGGGTGGCTTAGAAGACATAATTGGTATTTGTGTATCAATAACATTTGCTATTAAATCCAGGGTTAATTGGTTTTTGTATTCGGGCATATTCATTCCTGACCAATGTTCCCCCATATATAGCTTTTCCGCTTCTCTCCATGAATCTGTGGCTTTCTTGCGAGACTTCTTAGCCATATCGACCATAGTCTTAATACGTTTAATTAACTCTAATTCTTTTCCAACAGCTTGGTATTTTGCCATTATTGTGTTACCCGTGTATGTTCGCCAGTTATTACCATTTCAGACATCGTTACAACAATTTCAATGTAAGCATCTTTGAATTCCTGACCGTTTTCAGCTAATAAATCTTTATCATCCTCTTCTAAATGTATTCTATGCCACAAGCCGCTTTCCATATCGTATCTCTCTATCACTACCTCAGACCTGGGATGTCCGTCTTGTTTGCTTCGAACTTCTGCATCAGTCTTGTTATCCATGGTTTTGCTTCGTCTGATTTAGGGTTTCCAATATGAAATAAACCGTACCTGGCAGCATCTGCAAGATGGTCAGGCCCTCTTGTGTCCAGGTCTTCAGGTCTTCGCAAATCGTGTACCAGCATCGGTAAAGTTTCAATAAACTTGTTGCAAGTATGAAAGATATGGAGCTTTGGAGGAGTCTCATCATCCCATTTTAAGTACTCTCGCAATAGGTTCCAACCTGATAGCCTGTTATTGTTCGCTTTTATCATAGGAATACCACCCTTCCTCATAATATCAGCTATGGCCATATGACTACCAGCCACCCCATCGGACTTATTCATATTTTGAGGATTTCGAATCCACATACTAGGGTCACCCAATGTCGCCCTATACTCTTCACCTTTGCTTAATGCATTAATTGCTTCTATATGTCCCGATAATTCCATTTCAGCAACATAATAATCCCTATATAAATAAACATTTTTATTCGGGTCCACTGCATACCAAACCACTGCAAATGGTGCTTTGTACCCATAATCAATTCCTCTATACCTATACCAATTACTTGGTATATGAAAAGGTTCGCAAACATGTACATCATAGCGCCATTGTGAGAAATACTGACCATAGTAAACGTCCCAGTCACCATCTAACCAGGCTCTTCTTAATTCATCAGGTAAACCTTTTAACATTTCAAAATAACCAGGGTCTTCTTCCATTAATTTTGGGTTATCATGTATTTTACTAGGAATAAAAATTCTTGTCCTGCTCGTTACTGGATCGTAAAAGGTTTTTTCCCTGGGATTGTCAACAAACCGTTTTTTAAACCAACTATGGCCAGGACCACCTGGGTTACATGTTAAAAATACTTGCGGTGCCAGGCCTATAGTGCTACGACAACTAGAGATTAACTTTAAATAATCCTCTTCATCATGTATCAAAGTAGCTTCCTCAATACCTATTTTTTGGTATTCATGGCCCTGATACTTTTGATAGGCTTGCTTATCCATAAGATGCCCCGTTCTGATAATAGCACCAGTCGGAAATCTAAATTCTGCTGGGTTACCCACCACCTCAACCTCTAAATGGCGATACATTTGACTAGCCCTATCGATATAATCCCTTAAATCATCATAGTTCCTACGAATAATCAACCCTCTAAATTGTGGGTTATTTAAATATTCAGGGTCTACCATCCACGCCATAAGACAACTAGACTTTCCACCACCCCGTGCGCCACCAAATGCAATTTCAAATTCCTGGCGAGCTAATGCAAACGACTGTCTAGGGTGCGGCTCCCAATGTACAATCATCTATATGCATCCCAGTTATAGTTATCCCTATGTTTCTTCTTAGCTGATGCTGACATGTCTTTCCAGCACTTATCTAATTTGGATACCCTATTATCAGGTCCTGTTGCAATTCCACAAAATATTTTAGTAGTGACACCCCCCCGTTGTTTGTCGGGATTATAGGTGCTGCTAGATGCAAAAGAACATGTTTTTCTAGTAGTATGGGGACAAGGTTCAAACATTAAAGGAGTCTCATTAATTCATCTATTTCATCATCGACTATCATACTATATGCTATAATTGGTCCATTCTCAATATAAGAACCGCATACATTATAATTGACCCAATCTGCTGCAGTAGATATATCCCAGTCATTATCTCTCATAAAAGCTTCTACAAGTAAATCATAATCATATATCAACCTATCACTCCTCATGTCAATAGACACAATAGCAGAGTCTAATGTGCGAGGTTCTAAAACTATAGTCTCATCGTCTAAATGTTCTAAATTCATATTTTACCTTCTTATTGTTAGATGTGGACCAGTTACCTGGATAAAATGTCATGTTTGTGCAGTCGTTAGGATTTAAATATTTCACCACAATGCGCACCAGGGGTATAAAAAGTTTTTTCATATTCTGTCTAGGAGTCACTATGGTTTAAGCCTTGGATGGGACCCGACTAATGGGATGCCCCCCCCTCTTTTTTTTTTGGCCTTAATCAATACCTTATTTTTAGACGTTTGGAGGCAGTACATCCTCATGAAGGAAGTACCTACCGAGGAGAGATGCACATATTGAACCAATATTGAACCATTACTTCTCACTGGGCTGGACATCCTCAACTGATACGGGGACTGAAAAAGTTTCGCTCGCACTCTGTCCGTTGGTACTATCAAGTGGTACTTTCTGAGGTAACACAATCACTCCAGTTATACCTTTCTGTTCCACTTCTAATGTGGCTGATTTTAAATCGGGAACCATCTTAGGTAATAGAATTCTCCAGGCTGAAATCTGTCGTTTATCTTCATCATCCATAGCAACATTAAATAACTTTTGGACTAGTTCATGTGCTTGTGGATGTGACTTAACCAGGTCTTTTACTGACGTTTTTGGCCTGCCTTTAGGATTACCTGACTGACCTTTAACCCATTTCGGAGATGGCATAATAACTCGCTGTTTTACCGCTGTTTAATTAAAAAAATCGATTGAGTATATATATAGGAGTAATAGCATCAAACTATTAATTAATTAGTATAATTGTATTAATTGTATTGCATAATAGTATGTAGCAGTGCTACATTTAGCCATCAATCAATTAACAATCAATAAGGACAGCGAACATGAAAAGACTAACAGGAAACGAATCACTCTCAGAAATCAAAGCCCATCTTAAGAGCAATGGCATCCCAAACATGGTATTCCCTGAGCAAGAACATTTCATTGCTAAAGAATATGACGAGCAATCAAAGAGGGTATATGTTGTATATCGGATTGTAGTAAGAAACCAGGTAACAGGCGAAGTTTTCTCAACACAATTACTAGAAACTTTCAAAAGATATAAAGATGCAAAATTGTATTCAGAAACACATGAGAAGATAAAGATGCAGTTAGAAATAGAATCATTAAGGGAAGAAAATTATAACTTAGCATTTGAGAATAAGAACTTTGCAGAATTCTTAGAAGAGGATTATAGCCAGGAGGGTATTAGCAATATCGCAAATGGTTATCTGTCACCACAAGAACTAAACCAAGGATAGCGACATGGCTTACATGAATCAAGAAAAAAAGAAAGAACTAGCACCATTAATTAAATCAATCTGCAAGAAGCACGAAATCAAAGCAACGATAGGTGTTCGTAATTATTCTACACTGGTATTAAATATCAAATCAGGCTCTATTGATTTTGATGCTGATAGGGTAAACGAATACTGGTATCACGAACACTTTGCTAAGAATGAGAAAGCACTTGCTTTTTTAAGCGAAGTAATACCAGCTATGAATGTTGGTAACTTTGATAAATCAGATATAATGACTGATTATTTTCATGTTGGCTGGTATATCGATGTGAAACTGGGCAGATATGACAAGCCCTATGTACTAACTGAGAGCTAACACCATACCGATGAGTACCAGGTGATTCCTGGTCGAAACGCCCCAGGAGACTGGGGTGTCTATGGAAATCATTAATTAAAAAAAAGGACAGCGAACATGAAAAACTCAACAATCAAAGTAGAGTATGTATACGAACCACCAAGTAATTTTGAATTGTTCCCATTACAAACAGAGTTACTTATAGAGCTTGTAAAAAAAGAAAGAGCCAAAGTTCAAAATCAATGGCTAAAGGTGTCAGAAGATACAGATGCTGATGCAATACTAAGCCTTAAACGTGAACTATGTGATGACACGATAAAGAGCTTACTTCGTAAGGGAGTGAAATGCGATGAGGATGCATGCAAATTCACAAGTTATGACTTAGATGACTTTGCACATAATCACGAAAAAGGTGTACCCCAAGTTGACAGGTTTAATACTTGTTGGTCTTGTTTTGATAAGGAACATGGTAACCCAGCAAACATAGAAAGTAAACAACAAATTACAACTGGTGTTTATGGTGGAGAATACGATGGCGAAGGTAATGGTTTTACCCTGGATATTGAATGCATGGCTGAAGAACTTGAAGACCAGTTTAAAGACAAACTTGGTAAAGATGTACAAGTTAAGCTTATAGAACAATAAATCCATACCGATGAGAACCAGTCGATAACTGGTCGAAACATCCCAGGCAACTGGGGTGTCTATGGAAATCAATAACGTAAACAAGGACAGCGAAATGAACAACAGCAACATATACATTAGTGAGGTTAACTAATGAGTATATCTTTAAAACTTCCCAATGTACATAAGAGTCAAACAAAACAAGGTACGTTATACCGCTATCGACTGAGAATTAATGGTCAGCCTGTTAAGTATTTTTATCTAGGTAATGATAACATTGATTCCTTAAAAAAAATTCGAAAAGCATATAGTGAAGCCCGAATACAGGCAGAAGCTTTAAGGATTGGAATACAACCAGTAGCCCAGGTATTGAACCCAGGTAAGCCTGAAGTGAAGCAAGTCTTGTTAAAGGATGTTTTCCCTGTGTACAAAGATGCCAAGCAACATATCAACAAAACCTTCTTAACCAAGATTCATAACTGGAAGCACTTCATTGAATTCTTTGGTAAGGAATCTGATTGGCTTGGAGATTCAGTAAGTAACTCATGCAGCATCGACTTATTAAAAATTGATGCCAATGGTATTAATGCATTCTATTCAGCAGAGTATAAAAAAGGGTTAAAGGCGAGTACTATTGCGGATCGTCATAAAATACTAAACCCGTTTTACACCTGGCTTCATGATAATGAATACATTAAAAAGAACTATTACCTGAAAAAGGTAGAACTTCTCAAAGCCTCCTCAGACAAAACACCATACCAGGTATTGGAACGTCACCAAGCTGAGTCAATTGTAGACAATGCACCTAATGATTATTGCAGGTACCTATGGTCAATTATGCTTGATACCGCTATGGCACCAGTAGATGCAAATAAGCTAGATAAGGCCAAAGATTATAAAGATGGTATCATAGTGACCACCAGGCAAAAAAGTGGCGAATATACAGGGATTACGATGTCAAAAAGGCTTTTATCATTGGGTGATGCAATCTACAATCTTAATGGTAGTAAAAAAGCCAGGGACAATGCCAATATAGCATTCCAGGAGACATGTAAAAAGCTAGGAATTAAGAAACAAGAAGGTCGCAAGCTAACTCAATATTGCTTACGTCATTCTTTAGCTACTTACCTGGCTGAATGTGGACTAACGAAAGAACAAATACAAAGGTCTTTGGGACATTGTAATGATGAAACTCAAAAGATATATATTAGAAATCAAATCAAGTCAGAACAACAAAGTGTTGCTTCTGTACTAAACAAACGTAAGTAAAAAAGGACAGCGATTATGGTAGTTAAATTAGAAACAAGAATGAAAAATGTGAAGACAATCAGAATTGAAATGGATTCGGTTGAGTCAAAGTGGAGTGCATTCAGTTTATATGCGAAGTCGATTAATATTACACCAAGGAAGTTGTTAGGCCAAGCATTAGACCAGTTTATCACAAATAACCTAGATGCAATTACATCAAACCTAGCCAAACATTATGAATTTGAGGAGGATGCTTAAATGAAAGCAAGGGTATTGGGAAAAAAAGTGACACAACAAATCTTAAGGGACTTAAAGAAAAATGGTATAGCAGTTAAAAAAGTGACTGAAGGCTTTTATAAATGTTATGATTCTTTTTTAGATGAGAACCATGAAGTTGTAAAAGAAGAGGTCTTCAGCGCTATGGTTGGAAGAAATAATTATTTATGTAGGTTTAATCCTGATTATTTTGGCAATGAGTAAGAGATTTCTTTTTGTAAAGATAAAGCCCCTTAACTGGGGCTTTTTTTTATCTATTATTTAGAAACCTTCTTCTCTTTTCTTCATTCATGTATATTTCTTCCTGGCGCTTCTCCAGGTAAATGACACTAGCCAACATGCCCA